TACCAGTAGAGGTATCCAACGGCGTTTCTGGACAGTGCTTTCGGAACGGCGGAATAAAACAGTATATAGCGAATATTGGCTTTTGAAACCCGAAGAATGCAAAGGCCTAGTTAAAGTCAGCCTTTTTCCAGATGTGCAACCGACAAATAGTTATTTGCAAGGTGCAAATGATGATGTGCAACCTATAAAGAATAGTAAAGTAAATAAAAAAGATAATACAGTATTTCAGTCTCCGGAACTTGAATCGGCTTTCCAGATGTATCTTCTTGTTCGGGAACATAACTATGGATCGATTCTTCCGGAACAGGTACAGGCTCTGAGGGAAGATCTGTTGAATCTGAGTAATAAGCCGGAGGAACAGATTGCTATCGTGAAGAAGGCAACTGCTGGTGGTTATAAGGAATTTCGGGGAATGAAGAAAGGAAAGAGGACATCGACAGTAAAGAAGAAGGATAATTTTAATAATTTTGATGGCAGATCTTATGATCAGGAGATGTATATGGGATTGATTGAAAAGTAGAAAGGAAGGATTATAATGGCGAAATTTAATATTGAGGTGGAATTGGACTGGGTGGATCGAGAAGACGGATATACAATTGATGAAGAAATCAAGGAGCAAGTTGTTAGTGGTATTAAGGATGCACTTCTAAAAAAAGCAACAACAGAAGCTGTGGAAGCAGTTGATGATAAAATCGCAGAAAAGATTCTTGAAGCGGAAGGAACGATACAGGCAACCGTAGACCAGTTCGTTGCGAATGTGTGTGAGGAGAAGATTGGAAAGATTATTATTCCGGAAAAGAAGAACACTTGGAGTGAAGAGGTAACGTATAAACCTCTGTCCGAGTATATAGGAGAAAGGTTTGAATTGTTTCTTACAGAAAAGAGATACGATAGAGATGGATACATTGCAAGCTATTCCAGTGATAGAAAATTATCAGCTGCCGACCTTCTTACGGGACGCTATCTGGAAAAGGAACTTGGAAAGAAGGTCGAAACTCTGATTGCAAGTGCGAAGAGGGAAGTAGAGGAATCTCTGATAAATTCGTTTGAACAGAAGTTGAAAGAGAACCTTGCGAAAGATACGATTGAGAGAATGAATATTCCGGAAGTGTTGAAAAGATTTAGTGAAATGGCCTTGGAAGAAAAATAGATGGAGAGAAAGCAATGTTAGTAGAGAAGAACTTAAAAGAAGCATTGGAGTATTACATAAAAGGAAAACCTGTAACAGCACTCTGGATAGGTGAAGACGGCGGTATGAATGCAATGCCGTTGTCGGATATCCTTGACCAGCCAGAGAATCACTTTCTGGTAGATGTCCCGGCAGTTGTAAATCCGGATTTCGAACAGGCTGTGCAGGAGATGACAGAAGATGATCAGGTAGATCCAGAAGAAATCATTCGGGCAGTGCATGAAACACAGGAAAGTATTACCCCCCCCAGAGAAGCCGGAGGAAAGGATGGAAGAAGAAACGATAGATCTTCCGGCGGACAATATCGAAGATAAGAAAGAGAAGATCCGGAAACTGGTAGAGGAAGGATATACCAATCGTGAGATCGCTGATCGGACTGGTATCCCGTTCGGAACAGTCGGGTATCATGCAGCGAGATTCCGGAAAAAAGAAAAGGAGCCGGTAGTAGACAATTCAGATCGGCACCTGTGTAAGACTTGTAAGTTCCGGAGCAACCGGCCGACAGTGAACAGTTGTGATTATGCCGGACTTATGAAACACAGCCGTGGATGCAAGGTAGAGGAATGTACGAGGTATGAGAAGGGTGCACGGATGCGAGTAAAGGATGTGGAGGAATAGATCATGGAGAGATTAACACATAAAAGAGAGAACGGTATAAAGCGAGGGTACTGGTCCCCGAATAAGAAACAGGAGCTGGTGGACAGACTGGCGATGTATGAGGACTGGGAAGATGCTAAGGACATAAATGTCCTTGGCAAATGGATTCCAATCAGTGAGCAGTTGCCGGAGGATGAAAGCTATATCATTGTATCGTTTGAGAATGCAACAATGCCAGATATTGCAAGATATGAAGAAAATAATGAAGGTGGTGCATTCTATCCGGGAGATGATGAAAAATCTTATTCAAGCTATGGAATATTTGTCAATGCATGGATGCCATTGCCGGAACCATACAGGGAGGAACGGCATGAGTGATAAAAAAATCCTTGATGCAACGTGTGGATCTCGGACAATCTGGTTCAACAAAGAACATCCGGCAGCAGTATATTGCGATATCCGCAAAGAAGAATTAACAGGGATTTGGAAATCAGGTGACGGACAATCAGAACGGACCTGTTACATAGATCCTGATATACAATGCAATTTTACAGATCTACCATTCCCGGATGAATCGTTTTCCATGGTCGTGTTTGATCCACCGCATCTGAGATATGCCGGAAAAACCGGATGGCTGGCTAAGAAATACGGAAGATTGGACGAACACTGGCCAGAAATGCTACATGATGGATTCCAGGAATGTATGAGAGTTCTGAAAGAAGATGGAGTGTTGATCTTTAAATGGGCAGAAACGGATATTCCGGCGCAGAAAGTTTGGAAAGCTATAGGTCAGAAACCATTGTTCGGGCATCACAGCGGAAAGCGATCGGGAACATTCTGGGGATGTTACATGAAAGGACAAGTATAAACAAAACGACGAAGGAGCTGAGAAATGATTGAGCAGAGGAAGTACGAAGAAACAGAGACTAGAAGGTCAACAGCATTATGATGAACTGGAATCGGATATTGACAGGAGAGCAAGCGAGAGATTCCACAGGAAGCCGTATCAGAGCTATACGGTGGATGATTACCTGAAGAAGATGGGAGTAGACATAACGAAGGGAGTAGATGCCGGTGGAGCAGACAAGCAAGACAGAGAATGAAAAGAAAAAAGATTATCTCAGAAGTTACAGAAAACATGTAAGGCGTGTGCAGCGGATAAGTGTTGAAGTAGATGAACTGAAAGAAATGTTGAAATCCACTAAGGCTATTAACTATGACGGGATGCCGCACGGATCTGGAGGACAAGGAGATCTGTCCGGCGAAATAGCAAGGATCCAAGGTCTGATAGATGATTTGAATTATGAGAAAAAGATGAGGATAGAAAGCTATACAGATATTGTTCAAAGGATCAGATCATTGAAATCACAGAATGAAGATGATGTATTGTATTACCGATACATAAAAGGAGAAGAGTGGTGGGAGATCGCTGATCACATGAAATATACCGAGAGACATATCCATCGTATACACGGAAAAGCACTGGCACATTTTCAAATGCCGAACAAAGATGTCATAGAATGTCAGTAGTAACCGTGCTATTATGGTATCATAGAGAAACGGAAAAAGAGGAATGCTTCTCGATAGGACATCTAATTTCTCCTTATATGGTATTTTTTGAAAAGACACCTGGCAACGCGGGTGTCTTTTTCGTTGCATTTTAGGAATAATTAAAATAGTAAAGAACATAAAATGTTGAAATAGAGGTGATAAGTGATGTATTATAAAAGAAAAATACTAAGGAGAAATAGCATGAAACCACGTATTTTTGTAAGTTCGACTTTTTATGATTTAAAACCAATTAGAGAAGACTTATATCATTTTATTCGACAATATAATTACGAACCGATAGAATCAGAAGCGGGTGATATAGGGTATGTACCTGGACAAAATTTAGATAAATCATGTTATACTGCAATGAAAGATTGTGATATGGCAATTCTAATAATTGGGGGAAGATATGGAAGTGCAGCATCGGATGAAACGGATGAAGATGGAGATTACATATCCGTTACGCACAAAGAATTTAGGACGGCTGTAGAAAATGGAGTACCAGTATATGCTTTTATTGAGCAGGCTGTAAATACCGAGTATGAATTATATAAATTGAATAAAGAAAGATTCAATGATCCTGCGTTTGAATTTGAATTTAATTCTGTGGATAATAGAAAAGTTTTTAAATTTATATCAGAGTTACGAGGAATTGTGGGGATTCCAATTTTTGCGTTTTCTAAAACACAGGATATTAAAGATTATTTGTCAATTCAATGGGCAGATATGTTTAAAAAATATTTACAGATATTAAAAGAAAAGAAGGCAGATGAGAAAATTAAAAATTCTGTAGAGGATATGAATATATTGGTTCAAAAAATGAATCTCATGTTGGATTCTGTAGGCAAAAAGATACTATCTGCAGATAATTCAAAAGAATATAAAAATGTAATTGAGATGCAGAATGTTGTTAGTGCATGCCAAAAAATATCGAGAGGAATTAATCTCGAGTACGCCAGTCTTGAAGATTCATATGCTGAAAGAAAGAATCTTGTTGGTAAATTTGTGGACGCATTAGATGAATCTATGTCAGAAGATATTTGGGGATCACTTTCAGATAAGAAAAATGTGGATAAATTCTTTGAATACTTTAAATCAAAGGATGCTGGAATAGCAATTATATCATTGGGATTTACTAAAGACAAGGAAGACATTCAGGACATCGTAAAAAATCCAAAAACTAAGGAATTATTAATAAATGAATTAGTTAAAGATAAATATTATGCGTTTATGGTTGAGGAAGATTTTGATATAGATATGAAAGAAGAAACAAATAATGCAGACATATAATGAGAAATATTACAAGGCACCCTTCGGGGTGCTTTTATGATGTAAAAATAAACCAGAATTGAAGGTGGTGAGTCTGAGTGACTGAAAAACAGAAAAGATTTTGCGATGAATATTTGATTGACTGCAATGCCACCCGGGCTTACAAGGCGGTATATCAGAATGTGAAAAGCGATGAAACAGCTAAATCAGCAGCGAGCAGATTGTTAACTAATGTTAACGTTAAAAAATATATAGATGACCGTATGGAAGAACTTCACAATGAGAAAACGGCAGATGCACAGGAAGTGATCGAGTATCTAACATCGGTCCTTCGTGGAGAAAGCACTGCACAGGAAATTGTAGTTGAAGGAACCGGTGATGGCTGCAGCGAAGCGAGGACGATGGAAAAATCCCCGTCAGAAAAAGAACGGTTAAAGGCTGCAGAGCTCCTGGGTAAAAGATATTCACTGTTCACTGATAAAGTTGAAACAGATGTAGATATGGACCTGAACATCACGATCGATTACGGTGAGGATGATACCGGATGAAAATAAAGGTAGAAGCAAATGCCGGTTTCAAAGAGGTTGATCACAGTAAAAAACGCTACATCGTGATGAAAGGTTCTGCCGGATCCGGAAAGAGTATGGACACGGCACAGAATTATATTATTCGTTTAATGAATGATCCCGGACGTAATCTTTTGTGCGTCCGAAAAGCAGATGTAACGAATAGAGATAGCACTTTTGCAGAATTGCAGAGTGCTATTTTTCGTATGTTCGGAGAAAGCTATAAGAAGTATTGGTACATCAACACTTCAAATATGCTTCTGGAATGTAAGAACAATCATAACCAGATCATCTTCCGCGGGGTAAATGACGAGAAGCAACGTGAGAAGCTTAAATCAATTACCTTTAAGCGCGGGAAGCTTACCGATGTTTGGATAGAGGAAGCCACAGAGATTACACAGTCAGATTTTGAAATCATCGATGACCGACTTCGAGGTATATTGCCGGAGGGGCTGTTCTACCAGATCCGGTTAACATTCAATCCGGTGTCATCACATCACTGGATTAAGAAAGTGTTCTTTGATCGTGTTGATCCGGATGTATTGACGCATCAGTCAACCTACGAGAACAACCGGTTCATTGATGAAGCGTATCACAGACGTATGCTCCGGCGTAAGGAAGTAGATCCGGAAGGTTATCGGGTGTATGGTCTGGGTGAATGGGGAGAGGTTGCCGGTCTTATCCTTAAGAATTATGTCATAGAGGAATTTGACCGGAATCCGGAGAACTATGATTACATTGTGAACTCACAGGACTTTGGATTTAACCATGCCAACTGTATCGGCGAGGTAGGCTTCAAGGATGGAGATCTGTATCTCTTCCAGGAACTGTATGTGTATGAGATGGATACAGAGGAAATCATTAAGCTTGCCGCCGGAAGATTCAACAAAAAACTAAGGATGTGGTGCGATTCTGCGGAGCCGGACCGTATCAAGATGTGGCAGAAAGCCGGATACAGGGCAAAAGGAGTTAATAAAGAGACGAACAGTGTGCATGCTCAGATAGATTATTTGAAGCAGCACATGATTCACATACATCCGTCCTGTGTGAATACCATAAAGGAAATACAACAATGGAAGTGGAAGAAGGATGAGCGTACCAATACTTATCTGGAAGAACCAGTTCCATTTTTTGATGACGCAATGGCTATGCTGCGTTATTCCATTGAAGAAGAACGTAAGGCTAAGCCGAAACTAAACAGAAACCTGAAAGGAGGACTGTAAAGTGTTATTTCGATTACCGTCAGAAGAAGAACTGACAGATAACAAACTGAATGAATTCATAGCAAAACATAATGCAGAGTGCGCCTTTCGGTTCAAACATCTGAAAGATGCGTATGAAACAGACTACCAGATTTTTCACCAGAAGCCGAAGCCGGATTATAAACCAGACAATCGTATTGCTGTGAACTTTGCAAAATATATGGTGGATACATTTAACGGATATTTTATCGGGAATCCGATCCGAATTTCCGTAGATAACGATACCAACGATAACATCAAAAAATATGTGGAGCTCCTGGATCAGTACAATGATCAGGACGATAACAATGCGGAGCTGTCGAAGATCTGTTGCATTTACGGCAAAGGATACGAGATGTATTACGTGGATGAACTGGGAAATATCGGGATTACATATCTGACACCGTTCGATGCTTTTATGATCTACGATGATTCGGTGCTGTGCAGGGAACGGTATTTCGTTAGACTGTACATAGATTCGAATGATGTACTGCATGGAAGCGTATCAGATGCGGAGAAGATACGTTGGTTTACCCAGAAGGGAAAGCTTATTTGGGAAGAAGAAGAAAAGATACATGGATTTGACGGGGTGCCAGCTACAGAGTATGTGGAGAACAAAGAACGCACATGCATCTTTGAACCGGCAATCTCGATGATTGATGCTTATAACAAAGCAATCAGTGAGAAATCAAATGATGTAGATTATTTTGCAGACGCATACATGAAAGTACTTGGAAGCAAGCTGGAAGATGAAGATTTGGAGCATATTCGCGATAACAGAATCATTAATCTGGAAGGAGACGCCGATACTGTTATAGTTGATTTCCTGCAGAAACCAAACGGAGATACCACACAGGAGAACTTGATTGATCGCTTGGAGAAATTGATATTCCAGATCAGCATGGTTGCGAACATCTCGGATGAGAATTTCGGTACAAGCTCCGGCATTGCCATGAAGTATAAGCTGCAGGGAATGAGCAATCTAGCCAAGACAAAAGAACGAAAGTTTACATCCGGAATGAACCGGCGGTATAAACTAATCTTTTCCAATCCGGTATCCGGAATGAAAGAAGATGACTGGGTAAAACTGCATTACCATTTCACACCGAATATTCCATCGAATGTACTGGAAGAGAGTCAGATTGCCGGTAACCTTGAAGGAATTGTATCACAGGAAACACAGCTTGGTGTACTGTCTGTAGTGGACAATGTGCAGGGAGAAATTGATCGAATACAACAGGAAGAAAATCAAAAAGCAGAGTATACGGTGCTTGGAAGAAATGAAAACTCTATATTGGAAATGATAACCATCATAAAAGAATATGCGGAAAGAAATGGAGAGGAACCGGTTGATGTTTTCAATAAAATACTTGGAGAAGGCGTAAATGGCAATGAAGAGTAGTGAGTATTGGAAGAAACGAGAGGCTGAAAACGCCATGAAAAACCAGATCTCGGAGGTGCAGTACAAGAAAGATATTGAAGAAATCTATGCCAATATGATGGATGAGATCAATAAAGAGATCAACGGATTTTACACTAAATATGCTGCAAAAGAAGGCATCACAATGGCTGAGGCAAAGAAGAGAGTAAGCAAGCTGGATATTGCAGCATACGAACGAAAAGCAAAGAAGTATGTTGAAACAAAAGATCTTTCTGATCAGGCAAACGAAGAGATGCGGATCTATAATCTGACAATGAAGGTGAACCGGTTAGAGCTCCTGAAAGCGAATATCGGTCTTGAGATGGTATCCGGGTTTGATGAGATGCAGAAATATTTTGATAAGAAGCTGACCGACAGAACACTGAAAGAGTTCCAGAGACAAGCCAGTATCCTTGGTAAGTCGGTCCTAAAGAATGAGAAATACGCTCATGCAATTGTGAATGCATCATTTAAGAATGCAACATATTCGGATCGTATTTGGATGTATCAGGGAATGCTCAAATCAGAGCTGGAAGGACTGCTTGCATCAGGATTGATCAGAGGGCAGAATCCGAAGAAACTTGCAAAGCATCTGGAAAAGAGATTCGGTGTCAGTGCTTATAATGCGCAGAGGCTCATGACGGCAGAGCTTGCAAGGGTACAGACAGAAGCTCAGAAGCAATCCTTTGTCAGAAATGGATTTGATGAGTATGAATATATTGCCTGTGGCAATAACGATGTGTGTTCGGTGTGCAAAGCACTTGATGGGAAGCCTTTCAAGGTAGATGATATGATGCCGGGAGAGAATGCTCCACCAATGCATCCGAACTGTCATTGCAGCACAGCCGCATATATGGATGATAAACTGTATGAGGAATGGCTGAATAGTTATAAGGAACATGGACTTTCTTATGAAGAATACAGTCAAAGAATAAGAAATGAAGAATTAAAGCTAAGTGACTCCACCGATAAATGGGCAAGAGAGGCAAAACGTGAATTGCATAAATCGGAACAAAGTATAGGTAAGCGTACCAAAGAGACTATGGAAATATACGATGCAAACGGTAAGTTTATAATGTCAAAGCGAGGTGGAGAGTCAAGCGTTCGAATTTCTTTAAAAGATTATACAAAATTAAAGAATGCCGTTGTAACGCATAATCATCCATCCGGAGGATCGTTTTCTTTTACGGATTTGAAATTTTTAAAAAGGATGCCAATCTCAGAATTGAGAGTTGCTGCTTCTAACGGGGCTTATTACATACGAAAACCAGATAAATGGCCGGAAGAACTGAAAGATATTCAATACATGGAAGAAATGTATAAACAGATTGAGAAATCCTTGAAATTAAAATATCAAAGATTGTATAATGAAAGAAAGATTACAAAGCGTGAGAGATATCAAATGTATCGACATGATGTAAATAAGACTTTCTCAGAAAGATACGGGTTGGAATATGGATACGAAACTTATGAATAAAATATATAAAGAGAAAAAAATTAAAATGAGTGAGGTTCCGGATGATTTGGATATAGAATTATTGCCGGAAGATGTAGAAATTATACTGGATGAAGAATTTCCAGAAATGGAAGATTCATATTGGGAAGACTAAAAAGCCACTGATCGTAATGGTTAGTGGTATTTTTGTGCGAATTTTGAAAATTGTACCAGTGCAAAAAACGATAATGACAAAGGAGTGAATGTTATGAAAACAGATCCGAAAACACAAGAGGTATGGATAGAAGCTGTAAAAAGCTGCGGCCAGTCACTGATTGATAACGCAGAAGAAATTGCGGGGGATTACGAATACGAGACGGGCGTAACTATCACAATTTCTTTAAAACCACACGAGACAGCTGAAATAAATATTGCAACAACATACATCCCAAAACTACGAGGAACAGATAGAGCTGTCTGTATGAGAAACAGAGAACTATTCATTAATACTGAGGCTTTTCGAAAATTAGTATGAAATATAAGCGAGCATATATAGTAGCACCAGACGCAGACAGAATGGCTCCTAGATGGCTTTCGGTCCGTGTTGACAACAATATAGTTAAGTTCATCTACCATATCGTAGATGGCGCAGAAAAACTGAAAGGAGTGAGAATAGGTCATGAGATGGCAGAAATCGGAGACACGATACATTTTAATGGCAAAAGGCTATCAGTAGAAAGGCGGTGATCCACTATCTCCCACCGGCAGGGAATGACCGGATGAAGAAGGAGCGATGAAACTGATTGAAGCAAGCGTCCGAAGAGACGGGATTACAGTAAAAGGGCATGCAAATTATGCTGTTTCCGGATCAGATATCGTGTGCGCCGGGGTTACAGCACTTGCACAGACACTGATTAAGTCCATAAAGGACCTGACAGATGATAAAATTGAATATGAGATATCTCCCGGAAGGGTGGATATAAAGTATGGGAATCTATCAGAGAAGTCGAAAACTCTGGTGGATTCCTTTTTCATTGGCATCTGTATGATTGCCGAGGAGTTTCCGGAGTATGTCCGGATCATGTAACTTAATGTGACCGTGATGTCGTTAAACTACACATTCAAGATGCAACGACCTGGGCTTAAGTGAATGGGTTGGGGCGGAAAGGATAGATAAGATGAAACACATGAATAATCACTGGAGAATTCCAATGAGCAACCTGCAGTTATTTACAGAGCCTGGAGGAGACGGCGGTGGATCCGGAGAAGGAAACGGTGCCGGAGCTGGGGGAAATCCTGAAAATAATGGCAACACAACAATGTCATTTGATGATTTCCTGAAGCTGGAAGGAAATCAGTCAGAGTTCGACCGGCGTGTCCAAAAGGCGATTGACACGGCTGTGACAAATGCACAGACCAAATGGAAGACGCTGACGGACGATAAGGTATCGGAGGCTGAAAAGCTTGCGCAGATGACCAATGAGGAAAAGGCAAACTACCGGGCGAAGAAAGCGGAGGATGCACTGGAAGAGATGAAACGCCAGAATGCCAGATCAGACATGGCGAAAGAAGCCCGTAAGATGCTGGCAGATGAGAACATTACTATTCCGGATGAGCTGGTTATGAACCTTGTAGCAGAAGATGCAGATGGAACTAAGGCAGCAGTGGAAGCTTTTGCAACTATGTACAAGGAAGCGGTACAGAATGCAGTGAAAGATGCTTTAAAAGGGAAACCTCCAAAAGCCGGTAATGGTGGAGATAAACCATCAATGACAAAAGATCAGATCTTAGCAGTGAAGAATCCGTCGGAAAGACAGAAGCTGATTGCTGAGAACATCACATTATTTCAGTAAGAAAGGAAGTATGAAACATGCATGATATTAGAAGATTAGGTCTGCAGGTATTTGCAGCGCCGAATAACCTGACAGGAGAAGTGCAGATCCAGGTAAAAGCCAGAGAGATTGACTTTGTTACATCCTTTGGCAAGAACCTGCAGGCACTGTTAGATATTTTGGGAATTACCAGAATGATCAGAAAAGAAAATGGATCAGAGTTAAAGACCAAGACAGTAAAAGGAACACTGCAGTCCGGAGAGGTTGGAGAAGGTGAAGAGATTCCAATGTCTCAGTACGCAGTAGAGGAACAGACATTTGATAAGATCAAGATTGAGAAGTACAGAAAAGGTGTATCTCTGGAAGCAATTGCCGACAAGGGATATGAAGCAGCTGTACAAGATACAGATGAGGAGTTCAAGTCAGATCTTCGAAATGTAGTCAGTGACAAATTCTATAAGCAGTTAATGGCTGGATCACTGGTAGGACACGAGTCTACATGGCAGATGGCTGTTGCAATGGCAATTGGTAAAGTTAAAGACAAGTTCAAGAAGATGAAGAGAACTGTGACAGGCGTTGCTGTGTGGGTGAACACTCTGGATGTATATAAATATGTGGGCGCAGCGGATATTACATTGCAGACCGCATTTGGATTTGAATACATGAAGAACTTCCTTGGAGCAGACGTTGTATTCATCAGCTCTGAGATTCCGGAGAATGTGGTTATTGCAACTCCGCTCAACAACATGGTCGCATATTATGTTGATCCGGGAGATTCTGAGTTTGCAAAAGCAGGACTTGCATTTACAACGGATCCTGAGACAGGATTTATCGGATTCCACTCAGAAGGAAGCTATGGCCGCATGATATCCGACAACTTTGCAATTATGGGACTGCGTCTCTTCTGTGAGTATTTGGATGCTATTGCATATATTTCTGTAGGAGGATCCGATACACAGACATTAGGAACGTTAAACGTAACGTCAGAGGCTGGATCAGAAGTAGGAACCACAAAGCTGACAGTGAAAGAGCAGTTAATGTCAATGAGAAACTGCTGGAAGTACAAAGATGCTGCAGCTGCAACTTCAGTAACTTACGGAATGGATGTTAAGAACTGGTCTAAGTGGGACGGAGAATCAGAGATTACTTCAACGGCAGGGCATCACATCACCTTAGTTGAGTGTGATCAGAACTACAAAGCTGTTCGTTCCGGTGATGTGACTGTAACGGTTAATCCGGGAGCATGGGAGGCAAGGAAGTATGTATAAGGTAATCAAGCATTTTATTGATCTCCATGATAACGATCATTCCTATAACGAGGGAGATATCTTCCCTCGTGAAGGAGTAGATGTCAGCAAAGAAAGAATCGAGGAGCTGACTGGCAGTAACAATAAACAGCACACTCCGCTGATCGAACTGGTAGAAGAGGATCAGGATAATGTGACCGATACAGATGTCGATGAAAAACCATCAGAAGCCGGAAAGAAGGAACCCGAAAATAAAGAGCCGGCAGAATAGGAGGATCGTATGATTGAAGATCTGAAAGCCTTGTTGGGACTGCCGGAAGAAATAGACGGAGCCTTGGAAAATAAATTACTGCTGATTTTAAAGGCCACCAAACAAAGACTGCGCTTTCTTCTCGGGGGGTTAGAGCCTCCAGAAGAGATGAATTATATCATCCTGGATGTGTCAATCATACGATTCAACAGAATCGGTTCAGAAGGACTTTCCTCTCACAGTGTTGAGGGGGAAAGCCTTTCCTGGTCGGAAAATGATTTTGCGGGATACATGGATGACATCCGGGCATATCTGGATGATCAGAAAGAATCAAAGAAAGGTAAGGTGAGATTCATATGAGATATGACACACCAATATACTTCCAGAAACTCACCCCTGGAGAGTATGATCCGGCTACTGGTAATTACGGAGAGGACACGATATCAGAAGATATGAAGTCTGCCTCAGTCATGGATACCGGTACGAATACGATGATGCTTGTCTATTCCGGAATTAAGGAAGGCAGCCTCACCATTCACCTGCAGAATCATTATGACCGGCCATTTGACAGGATTCGCGTAGGGAATAAAACATATGGTGTAGATTTCAGCAGGAAGCTTCGGACGAAGCAGGTATATGTTGCGTCGGAGGTGATGTGATGGGAGTAAAGTTGATAGGCTTTGAAAAGTTGGAGGCTAAACTGACTAAAAACATGGATTTATCGAAAGTCAAAGCAACTGTGAAAAAAAACGGTGCACAGTTGCAGAAAACAGCACAAAAGAATGCACCAATTGATACAGGAAATTTGAGACGAAAAATTGCTTTGGAAATTACAGATGGTGGGAAAACAGCAGAAGTCGAGTCAACAGCAGAGTATGGGGCGTATGTAGAATTGGGTACAAGATTTATGAAGGCTCAACCATATTTAAAGCCTGCATTTGAAGAACAGAAGGAAAAATTCAAGGCAGATATGAAGGAGCTTGTGAGGTGATAAGATGGATCCACAGCAGGAATTGTTCAGCACCGTTTTGATGGCATTGAAAGAAAAATATGAGGATACGGGAGTTGGTGTGTATGACACGGTTTTACCACCAAAGGACACGCCGTATCCATTTATATATCTGGCGGATTGCTCGGAGAGTGATCAGGCTACAAAAAATGAGATTATCGGCGAGACTAATCTGACGTTGAAAGTCTGGCATGATAATATACGGCAGAGAGGAACGGTATCTGGTATCTTAGCAGATATCAAAAAGATCTGCAGGTCTATCGAACATACAGCACACTATGCCTGGAATATGCAGAGACCAACACAAAGAATTACGCCGGATAATACAACGAAACAGCCGCTTCTTATGGGAATTTTGGAAGTGGGATATAAATTTAGTTAGGAGATGACAATAGTGAAGAACAGAAAGTTATTTGGACTGCAGTTATTTGCAGAAGCAGTAGCAGGCAAAAAGATCGTATATCTGTACCGCATCCTGAGTACAAAGAAAGATCATGATGCAACAGCACTTGCGTTCACAACAGAGAATGAACGTACAAAGTCGAAGGACGCTGATTCGACAGTGACAAAAGATGGCACAGTACGTACACCGGGGGCAGCAGAAGGAGAAATCACAGCATCAAGCCTTTTGAAAAAAGGAGATGAGTTCATCGATGAGTTGGAAGCAGCACTCGATGATGACGAAAAGATGGAGATCTGGGAAGTAAACTTAGCAGAGCCGCAGGCGAGCTCGACTGATAAATTTAAGGCAAAATACTTCCAGGGATATCTTACGGAAATTGATAAGACATCCAATGCAGAGGATAATGTCGAGTTATCGTTGACATTTGGACTGGAAGGAAAAGGTGTAGATGGCTATGCAACGGTTACTGCAGAACAGCAGGAAGTAGCAGCATATGTATTTGCAGACACTCAGAAGACAGGAGCTTAAGAGGGCGAGAAGAATCGTCCTCTTTTTTGATGTGCGACATCGCGCGGAAGGGAGATAAAACAATATGATGGAACTTACTATCAACGGAACAGTATATCAGTTTAAATTCGGAATGGGATTCTTAAGAGAAGCAAATAAGCTTACCACAGTTCCAGTTCAGGGAATGCCTGGAACCACAAAAGAAATAGGAGCAAGGTATCTGATCGCTAGTGTTGTGGTTGATCAGGAACCGAATGCACTGGTAGATCTGTTAGATTTGGCGAATAAGGGAGAGAATCCAAGAGTAACAAAGGCAATGTTAGATTCTTACATTGATTCGGAAGAGGTAGACATCGATGAGCTCATGGAGAAAACAAAAGATTTTTTGTTGAAAACAAATGCTACCAAGAAAGCAGTGAAAGAGATCTTGAAAGAGTACGAGGAACAGATGGCGAAGAAGAAGACTCAGGAGCAGTAGAAGAGGAAGACCTATATACAACCGTAGCAAGGAATTGCTTCCGGTATTTTGGCTTCACGTCATTTAAACAGGTGGATCAGCTGACATTGGCAGAATATGAACTTATGATGGAGGCTTTAGAGCTTCGGATACTTGACGAGAGTTTACATGAACATCGTCAGGCATTTTTGAATTTTGCGGTAAAGGCAGAAAAGAAAGCCGGTAAAGGTAAGACCAAACCGGTTTACAAGAGATTCCGGCAATTCTTTGATTTTGATAAAGAATTGAAAAAAATGAAGAATCGAAGGAAACCATCCAGATTTGCCGGAATAAGCAAACTGCTGGATAGAGAGGAGTGAGAACATGGCAGAATCATATAGTGTAAAAGCAATATTATCAGCGCAGGACAAAAACTTTTCATCCATTATGAAATCATGCCAGGGATATGCGAATAATCTGAAAACTACTCTCACCGGCGGTCTTGGATTTGGTGCAATGGCTGCAATCGGTGGAAAGGCGATGTCGCTGGTGACAAATTCAGTCAGTGATTTGTCGAAAGAAACTATAGAAACGTCGGATTCCATGTATAAACTGCAGGCAGCTATGAGGTTTTCCGGGTATTCCGAAGCGGAAATACAGAGAATAGCCGGAGCAACAGGTACATTAAAAACATATGCGGATAAAACAGTATTCTCCCTGCAGGATGTTATGAGTACATTTGGCTCACTTTCGGCGAATGGAATCAAAGACGCAGACAAGTTGACGGAAGCGGTCGGTAATGCAGTTGCTGTATTTGGCGGAGGTGCAAAGGAATATTCCTCGGTAGCACTTGCGTTCTCACAGGCAATGGCGGCAGGGGCGTTACATGCGCAGGATTGGAACCAGATCATTAATGCCAGTCCGCAGCTTGCTGGAGGCTTGCGGAAAGAGCTGATTAAGCTGAATCCAACATTAGGGAACGACTTCAAAGGAGCAATGGAAAAGGGTGCAATTACCGCAGACATGCTCGGACAGGCTATCAATAACATTGGTATGACTGACATGGCGAAAGAAGCAGCTACATCCGTAACCACGTTCGAAGGCGCTATGGGTAACTTAGAAGCATCTGCAGTAAGCGGAATGATGAAGCTTTATGATACTTTCGCAAAGCCTAAAGTGATTGATGCAATCAATGGGATGACCGGTAAGGTGGAGGCGGGATTTGACAAATTGTCCGTTGGAATTCCAAAAGCAATCGAACTTATATCTCCATACTGGAACGTGCTGAAAACAGATGCAAAAGAGGTAGGGACAGCCTTTGGAGAGGCAGCTGGTGCGATTATTGACGAAGTACAGGAACTTACCGGAGCATTTGGAAAAAAGGAAAGTGTGGATAATTTCTCTGAAAGCATGGGGACAGCAACAGATGCATTAACTACATTTGCGGATTTTCTAAAAGATCATGATAAAGAAGTGGCAAAAGCAATTACGCTGTTACCGAAATTATATGTTGCTTTTAAAGGCTTTAAAATAGTCAGTGCAATCGCCCCTGGTGTCAAAACTTTTGCGGGCGCAATTGTAAGCATGACAGGAAAAGGAATAGCGACACTGGCAGGTAAGTTATTTGGCGTAGCAGCGGGTGAAAAAGCGGTAGGCACTGCAAGTAAAGAATCATCAGGGACTATCGTAGAATCAGCAAAAGCATTTGTAGCGATCGGAGCAGGAGTAGCATTGATTGCAGCAGGATTTTCCCTTTTGGCATATTCAGCCGTGCAAATCGCACAAGCTGGACCACTGGCAGCAGGAGTACTGATCGGCATGACGGTTGCAGTGGCAGGCTTAATGGTTGTTGCCAAAAATGTAGCGCCGGCTATGACGGCCGGAGCAACCGGATTCATTGCCTTTGGTGCAGCTGTCCTGATTGCGGCAGCGGGGATTACTGTATTATCACTGGCGGCTGTTAATCTGGCGAATGCGGGACCGCTTGCTATAGGCTGTATGGTTGGCATGGTTGCGGCAATTGCCGGACTTGCCCTCGGCGCAGCAGCACTTGGACCCGCATTGACAGCCGGAGCAGTAGGTCTCATTGCCTTTGGTGTAGCTATCTTACTGGTTTCAACCGGAGCACTGCTGGCGAGTGTTGGGCTTGCCATAGTAGCAGGTGTGCTTCCGACCATTGTGCAATATGGAATTCAGGGAGCGACTTGCATCGCAACCCTCGGAGCAGGCATGATCGTATTTGGCGCTGGGGCTGCAGTAGCTGGAGCGGGATGCATTGTCCTTGGTGCCGGACTTGTAATGGTAGGTGCCGGACTTACGGTAGTTGGCGCAGCTGTCCTGATTGCGGCAGCGGGTGTGTTGCTTCTGGCAGCGGGAACACTGGCCCTTGGTGCCGGTCTTACAGTAGCTGGGGCAGGACTTCTGTTGATGGGAGCTGCATTCCCTGCCGTATCATCCGGAGCTTTAGCAACAGTAGGAGCACTGACAGCCTTAACAGCATTATCCTTAGGTCTTGCAGCCGGAATGGGCGCATCAGCTGTTGTGGTGGTTGCATTTGGAGCTGCTATGGCTGGTGGCGCAGCTGGCACGCTTGCGATGGTGGTAGCATTAAAGTCTGTTAATTCAAGTATTAAATCAATAGCCGGCAATGCCAAAAGCGCTCAAAGCTCGCTCACGGGTATGCGTACCAGTGTAAATGTGGTGAATTCCGGGCTGGATGCGTTGGGAAGTAGAGCAAAGTCGGCAGTTAATACATTGGTAAGACAATTTTCAAACGCGGAAGGAAAAGCAAGAAGCTCCGGGAATGCTGTTGGAAATAACTTCAATAACGGAGTCTGCAATGGAATGAACGGAGCGGTATCCACAGCAAGATCCATGTCTGCATCCACAGTGTCAGCAATGCGATCAGCCGGATCCGGTTCCTACAGTTGCGGTGTATATATAGGGGCAGGCCTTGCAAATGGTATGGCAAGTCAGGTCGGACGTGTAAGATCTGTTGCAGCGCAGTTGGCAGCTGCAGCAGAGGCGGCAATCCGGGCGAAGGCGCAGATTCATAGCCCGTCAAAAGTAGCAGATAAGCTTGGCGGCTATTTCGGTGAAGGATGGGTAAATGGAATTTCTGATAGGGTCACAGATGCGAAAAAGGCAGCATGGAAACTGGTAGACATTCCGGATTTAGTTCCTGTTCCGGAAATTGGAGCTGGATTAAGAATCGGCATCGAAGATCTGAATGATAATTATGACTACACCAGAAACGAAACCTATACTATTTACGTCCCTGTTGAAGTAGACGGCAGGCAGGTGGCGAAGGCAACAGCGAAATACACCAAAGAAGAAATTGAACAGCAGCAGAAAAGAGATCTAAGGAAGAAAGGCATGAGATAAGGAGGGCGGATATGTATAAATTTGTGGACACTACAGAGAGACAGGAAGAGCAGGTACTGCCCTCCGAGGCTCTTAACTTTAACGGAGTCTATTTTGAAAATGTAATTCCCGGATATCGGACACTATATGTGTCCGGCCGGGAATTAATTGAGACGGAAATAACAGATCTATCTACAGAAATCATGGACGGATCCAGATATCGGAGAAAACGATATAAGCCAAGAACCATCACTGTCGGGTATCAGCTGATCGCTAAGAGCAATGCAGAATTCCGGAATGCTTACAACAAATTGAATTCACTGTTGGATGTGGCAGAAGCGAAGCTGATCTTTCTGGATGAACCGGATAAGTATTATGTCGGAACAAAGGTAAATGCCGGCGATGTGCCGCATGGCAGAAATGCGATCACTGCAGAAATTGAGTTCTATTGCGCAGATCCGTTTAAGTATTCCGTAGAAGAGTACGAGGTTATACCGACTGCAGACGACGGAACAACATTTGTTGTTGATTACAAGGGAACTTATAAAGCATACCCAACATTTGAAGCGGTAATGGAAAATGGAGAGAACGGTTTTGTCGGATTCGTTGATCAGGATAAACATATTTTGCAGTTTGGAAATATTGAGGAAGCGGACGGAGAGAACTACAAAGCGAATGAAACCCTTGCAACGCTACAGGATTTTTTCAATGCACCAGATGATACATCCGGAACGGATTATATGCATCCGCTCTATGGAGCGAAAGGAAAACTCGGAACGACAACTTGGTTTAATAACAAATTCCTATGCTTAAAAGAAGCAGGGGCACAGGTTGGCGGTGCGAATGGAGGTCTCAGGACAGTTATCTTACCGGCAGATTCTAATGGGGATAAAAGTGGATGTAAGAATTTCTATGCGTATTTCCATATCTTGTTTTATGCCGGATTAATGGGACAAACCGGTGAGATGTGTATCAATTTTCTCACGGAGGATAATAAACTGATCTGCGGCGTGAACTGGTATAAGATAGATATGTCAGGAAATACGGGACGCTATGAACTGGTATGTTATAACCCGAACAAAAAAGATACGGATCACCAAGCGGGAAAAGTGCTGAAAGAGTATGGCTACACGACCAGCCATTTACACACGCAAAACCCCTGGTATTGGGATTGGGGACATTGCGATATCCGGAAAGAAGGAAGTAAGCTTACATTCTTCTACTGGGGTGGATACCCAAGCTTTACGGTACCGGAGATCGAGGACATGAAATGCACCAAAATACAGATAGCAATCAAGCAATGGGGAACTAGATCCGGAAGCAGGTATCTGACATATAACGGAATCAATAATTTTTGGTTCCAAAAGTTGCATGTAGACAAATGGAGAGACGTACCGAATAAATTCGCACGAACCAGCAAAGTTGTTGCTGATTGCAAAGAAGCCTCGGTAACTATGAATGGGCTGCCGAAACCGGAGCTGGGAGCTCTTGGTAACGACTGGGAAACATTTTGTCTGAAGCCGGGAGTTAATCAGGTTCAATGCCTGTGCTCCAGCTGGGCGAAGAAACCGACGTTTAGAATGAAGTACAGGGAGGTGTTCTTGTGATCATATATTTTGCTGACAGGGCAATGAATATTCTAGGATCAGCATCCACGGGATTACCAAAAGGGTTGATGATCACAAATGACAAAAAAACAGAAGAAATATCAGAAGGTGTAGCAATCTTCGAATGTAATCTGGATTACGATTTCGCAAATTCGAATAAGGACAAAAAACAGGAAGTCGATGTGAAGAAGCTTGCAGCAGTCGGGAATTTCATCTTAAAACAGAGCGCAGACGACGGTAAGGCAGAGGTTTATACGATTATTGATTCGACGATAGATCCGATTCAAAAGGATGCATCCATCTATGCTGAAGATGCGGGACTGGACTTGCTGAACGAAGTGGTTGGAACATACACTGCAGACAAAGCATATAGCATTGATTATTATATTAATAAATTTGCATATGATTCCGGATTCGAAATCGGGATCAACGAAGTAAGCAATCTTACAAGAAAGTTATCCTGGGACGGTGAAGCTACAGCTACGGAAAGGCTATTGAGCGTAGCTACGCAGTTTGATAATGCTGAGATTGAATTCTGCTTCAAAGTCGAGAATATGGCTGTGACTGGAAAATACATCAATGTGTACAAGAAGAGGGGGAATGATTCAGGTATAACTTTGACCATTGGTAAAGAGGTTAGTGGATTTCGAATCAAGAGTTCTATCGCAGATCTTGCAACAGCATACCGCTGTACCGGCGGAACACCGGAAGGATCAGAAAATCCGATTACACTTGATGGGTATAAATATGATGATGGTGATTTTCATGTATCCGGGAACTATGTGATGTCCAGAAAAGCACTGGAAAAGTGGAGTCGGTATCAGATCAAGACGGAAAAGAAAGAGAATGATGTTGGCCATATTGTTAAAACCTTTTCGTATGACACAACTTCAAAGTCGGAGTTGTGCAATCGTGCCGTGTCCAGTCTTAAGAAGATCTGTGATGAAGCTGTTACCTACGAGGTAGAATTGTTATATCTTCCGGATGGGGTAAAGGTAGGTGATACGGTATCCATTGTTGATGATGACGATAATACATATCTTACTGCAAGGCTGTTGAAATTAGAGACTTCTGAATCGAACGATACGAAAGAAGCAGAGCTGGGTGACTATGTAAGACAGGAAAGCGGAATTGATGAAAAAGTCATTGAGCTGGCAGAGCGATTTGAGAAGATCGCTAAGAATCGTAATTTTTATACGTGGACAGCCTTTGCAGATGATGAAAATGGAACGGGAATTTCAATCAATGCTTACGGAAAAGACTATCTCGGAATCGCAACGAACCGGCTTGTGAAAGAAGCAGACCTTTCTGATCCGACGCAGTACACATGGGTAAAGATAAAAGGCGAGCAGGGCATTCCGGGAACAGCGGGTAAAGATGGTAAAACAACATATTTCCATATGAAATATTCGGCGGTACCGAACCCGACATCATACAGTGACATGACGGAAACGCCAAACAAATATATTGGAACCTATGCAGATTATGAACTGGATGACAGTACAGATCCATCGAAATATACGTGGGGAAAATTCCAGGGCGACAACGGCGAAGATGGTGCAGATGGAATTCCAGGGAAAAATGGAGAGAACGGCGAGACGAGTTATGTGCATTTCGCTTATGCGACCAGTGCGGATGGAAAAACTGGATTTTCGACAACAGATACTGTTGGGAAAACATACATGGGACAGTATGCAGATTTCGAAAAAGCTGATTCTGAAGATCCGACAAAGTACCGGTGGGGAAAATTTCAGGGTCCAAAGGGAAAAGATGGCGTGGATGGTGTGGATGGTGAGAAAGGTGAACCGGGAGAGGATGGAATATCTCCAACTGTAGACATCACAAAATCCGGAAATGTGACGACGATCAGCATCACAGATAGAACCGGGGATCACGTAGAAACTGTAAAAGACGGTGAAAACGGAACGCCTGGGAAAGATGCCATATTGATATCAGAGACAGCGCCGGAAAAACCGGAGATCGATCAACTATGGCAGACTGCATCAGGCAAGCCTATAAAGCGTTGGACTGGATCGGAATGGGTAGTGCATTATCTATCGGTAGAAAATCTCGATGTAGAGGTATTAAGTGCAATTGCGGCAAATTTAGGCACAGTGATAGCAGGCATCATAAAAAACAAAAAGGGAACCGTTAATTTTGATGTTGAAAAAGGCATAATCGATACATACAACGATACCAATGGATCATCGTCAAGTTACGGAGCCGGATCTACATACTACATGGGAAAGGACCCAGCCGGAAATGCGGCACAGTTGGCTGTTAATTATTATCAGCTGGTCTATGGAGACAGAGCCGCTGGAACAAAAACATCACTGACTCCGATGAATGGAGACTGGTGGGTTGGAGCAGGGGATCCGTGGAACGGTGACAATGATACAGTCTTACCGATTTACGCATCTCTGAATCATCTGATTCAAAAGACAACTGGTATGATTGCCGGCTCGAAAGTAGTCCAGATTGCAAATGGGAAAGATTCAGTGGCATTATTCACTGCAGCCGAAGTTGCAACATTGCTCGGAATAGCTGATGGTGGTTCAGTGAACGCGACCGTAACCATATCTAATGGCGATGGAGCTGCATATGGAATTCATGTGGAAGGCTGTACGTATCAAAATAATATTTGGTACGCATGTTTCGCCGGGCGCAATAATTCCGGAAACTCACTGCCGGTGCGTATTAACTATATCATTATGGCTATATAAGGAGTTGTTTGTATGAGACGATTAGAATTTATAGTACACGGACAGAGAATTGAAAAAGCCAGCACATGTTCATTTGCTGGCTTGGTGAAGGGAAGTGAAGGATATCTGAAAGCATCCTTTTCTTTTGATGAGGATTGGGATGGATGCGCAAAAATCGTAAAATTCCGGGATGAATTTGGTTGCGTGAAAGAATCCGCACCGGTATACGAAATCAACTGCAAGAATGTATGCGACATACCAAACGAAATTCTTACTTATGCGCGGATATACATATCTGTAATCGGGCAGAAGAAAAATTATAAAATAACTACGAATGAAGTGGAGGTATTACAGAAATGACAGAACAGGAAGCTTTAATGCTGGCGCAGGCGGGCATAGATGGATCTGGAACACTACTCATTGACGCAGATACGAGATCAATATACGTTCCTGAGTCAGAAAAATTCTTTGGAGTTGAATCTGATCAAAATGTCGAGAGAAAAAAGTTCAAGTGTCCTAAAATCGTGGGTGATAATATAGACTTGTCAACACTGCATTTGTATATCAATTACCAAAATGGTAATGGAAACAAAGACTCTTACATGATTCAGGATATGGCAGTAAGCGGCGAATACATAACGTTCTCATGGGTGCTGAGCCGAAATGTAGCAGCATACAAGGGAACCGTCAGGTTTATTTTTTGTGCAAAGAAAGCCGATAACTCCGGGAATCTTGTGAACGAATGGAATACTACCGTAGCTGAAGGTGAGGTTATAGAAGGGTTGGAGGCAACTGCTACGGTTGCTGATAACAACCCGGATATAATTGAACAGATGCTGACATTGCTGAAAAATGTCTCTGATGAGCCGGTATTCACAGAAGCAAGAACGCGGGAAAATGTAACAAACGGGGACAAAGTGCCCGTATTGTGGGGAAAAGTCAAAAAGTGGTTTGCAGATCTTGGCACTGCAGCATTCTGCAAAGTAGTGAATAATCTCACAACTGCCGTAGATGGAGGCGTGCTTGATGCCCGACAAGGAAAAGAACTTAATGATGCGCTTGTAAAATTAAACAAATTGATGGGAAGTGCGGATATATCCGGCATTGGAAACGGCACAGTTACGGGTGCTCTTCTTACATTAAATAGCAAGCAATTTTCAATCATAAATCTTTCAGAAGAGTTTACTGCAAAAGATGGAGATTATGCATATACAGGCCTTTCGATTACTGTACCTGAGTACACTATATGCCTTATTTCTATATCGATTGTGTGGATGAATGTAATGCCAATTGGATTTATACTTAGTTCTTCTGATTCAGAATGCTCAGCTAGTACAATGGCTTTCAAGTTTGAAGGATATCCAACGGTAGCCACTTATATAACAGAACCACAAAATAAAAGCAGAACATATTATGTGTGGGCAAAATGTGGAGGAATAGGTGTAAACAGAGCATCTATTCTCGGATGTAGTTGCAAGACTAAATAGCAAGGCTCAGACGCTCACTTATATCGAATGTAGAATTAATGCATCAGTCGGAACCAATGTAATAAAAAGCGATACGATTATTGATGGACATATTCCGGAAAATAGAGAATATATTCCTGTTGTAATAGGTCACAGTAATTCAAATAATTGTTTTGACTACATATTTTATGATGGAGGAAGATGGTTAATAAGAACTAACATAGCACAAAGATTAAACATTCGTTTTTATAAGTGCATAAAATAGCAAGGCATTACCAAGGAAAATTTTCACAGCCGATAATACAGAAACGGATATCTTAAATTGGTGCGAAGAATTATTGGCAAAATCTACTTTGGAAGTTTATTTTGTATTCGCCAGCGATTTATCCGACAAACCTCTGAGTCGAAAATATAGATATTCTCCGGGATTATTTTTTCATACATATGATACTTGTGTATTAATGTTTTACTGTTATAATACACGAGAAATTGCAATACGAAGTAAATATCGTAATGGAGAGTGGAGTGATTGGCGTGTGATTTAATTGTAGTTTAAATAGCAAGCGCACGGTGTCGATGAAAATAAAAGATTCTGGTACCGCTGTAGAGATAATAAAAAATAATTGGGATAACCTTCCGGAGAATACACCATTAGACCTATTTTTAAGCACATCCACTGTCATTTGCATTGCTCACGGGTATAGATACGGGAAGAAATACGGAATGTTCGAAATACTATCAATTGATCGTACCATGTGTGGGTGGCTACTCCGGTATTCAGATGAATATAAATTCTATGTAAATTTGATGATTAAATAGCAAGCAATTTTTGACCGTTCCAATTGAGATAACCATCAACAATAGAGAGCTAAAATCAAAAATCTCATATAATGATTTAGACTTTGGACTTCTGTGCGTTTCATTTCAAATAGACGACAATGTATATGCTAACGCATTAATTTGCATTGGTTCGAAATATGATACAAAGCTACTTGCTTTTTGCGGAAGTAATATAAGCAAGGATAACCGGAATTGGGATCCAGATAATAAAACGCTTTCATGTGTTTTGGAAGTTAGCAATCAAGGAATACGATCACAAAGAGCTTTGTTAATACGATAGCAGCGTTCTTGGTCTTCCCATTTAATTCATTAACGAGATTATGCAAGAGAAAGGAAAATAATATATGAAAATTAGAGCAAGACCGTGAAAGTGGTCTTATTTTTATACTTATTTGTAAAGAAAGAGAGACGAAGCAGTGAGCAAATTTTTAATGGAAACATATACTATAGTTCTACCGGTTATTCTTGGATATATCGTGTGGATTTTAAAAAGCCAAAAGGCACACAGAGATGCTAATAGCAAGGGGACTATGGTGCTTTTGAAAGTTAAGTTGTTTGAATACCACGACAAATACATGGAACTTGGTTTTATTCCATCTTATGCTTATGAGAATTTCTGCGATATGTACGAATCGTATCATGAATTAGGCGGGAACGGAACTGGGACAAAGATGTATGAGGAAATCAAGCAACTTCATTTGAGAAATAATAAAGGAGAATAAATATTATGGAACAGATTATGAATTATGTGAAACCGGAACTTGTGGTTGTAGCAATTGTATTGTATTTCATCGGAATGTGGCTGAAAAAGGCAGAGACGGTGACAGATAAATATATTCCTATCATCCTTGGAACGGTTGGAATTGCGATTTGTGGAATCTATGTAGTCGCAACCTGTAGACTTTCCGGTGTGCAGAATATAGCAATGGCAGTATTTACAGCAATCGTACAGGGCGTGCTTGTAGCCGGATTAAGTACATATGTGAATCAGATTTTTAAACAGCTTAATAAAGAAGAGTAAGAGGGTGAGAAATCATCCTCTTTTTTTAATAGATGAAAGGAGAATAATTATGGCAATGAATGGAATAGACATCAGCAATTATCAGCATGGGATTAATCTGTCAAAAGTACCATGTGATTTTGTAATTTGCAAAGCAACTGAGGGCACAACATTTGTTGATAAATATTGTGATGGTTTTATGCAACAGGCTATGAAACTTGGAAAGAAAGTCGGTGTATATCACTTTGCAAGTGGTAAATCATCTGGAAAAGCAGAAGCGGATTTCTTTCTCAGCCATGTACAGGGATATATTGGAAAGGCAATTCTGATTTTGGATTGGGAAGCAGGAGCTGTGGCCAAAGGACCGGCATACGCAAAAGAATTCCTGGATCGTGTAAAAGAGAAAACAGGGATTAAACCTATGTTATACAGCTACAACAATTGCATCAATGCTTATGACTGGTCAACTGTAAAGAATGCTGATTATGGCTTATGGAATGCCGGATACTACGCCGGAGATACAATTATGGGATACAATCAGAACGCACCGATAAAGGGTGGACTGGGAGCTTGGGGAAGTTGCGCAATGTATCAGTACACATCTCATGGACGCATTGCTGGATGGTCTGGAAATCTGGATTTAGATGTATTTTATGGTAATACGAATGCATGGGATAAGTTTGCCGGCGGTTCGGCCGGAGCTGGAACATCTATCGCAAAACCAGCACCCGCACCAATTCCTGCAGTAAATCCAACCAATCAATCCATGAAGAATGCGCAGATTCATATTAATAATTTTACAGGCGCAGGAATCCCCGAAGATGGAAAGAACGGTCCGAAGACACGTAAAGGATTAATTATGGCATTGCAGACTGCTTGCAATATGGATTATAGTTCCGGTTTGACCGTAGACGGAAAAATCGGAGAAAAGACTAATGATGCACGTGGCCTCCATTATGTAAAACGTGGAGAGAAGCAGTATCTTGTTACATTCGTTGAAATCGGACTTACAGCACTTGGATATTATAGCGGAGCAGTAGAAGCACCGGGAATTTTCGGCGGTGGGTTGGAAACAGCAGTAGATAAATTCCAGAATGATACCGGTCTCAACAACGACAAAGTGGCCGGAAGGAATGTTATGGATATGATTTTAAGAAAAATGGGATGCATTTAAAGAGAACACCTCTTTTGGGAGTAATATAACTCTTGAAAGGGGTGTTTTTTTATTTATGAGAAATATTGAAAACATAATTAGAAATGTAACAAATTCAATGGCAGAAGTCTTGGATGATGAGCAACTGCAAAAGCTACAAAACGTACTGTACATTCAATTTCACGGCCTGAAATTGGAAGAGGAACACACGCAACTTATCACAAGTGAATCTGGATGGCAGAAGATACTTAAGCTATATGCTGCCAGCAAAAGACTGGAAAACTGTGCAGATAGCACGATTAAGCAGTATACAGACTGTGTCGTGAAGTTGATAACGGCTTTAAACAAAAGGTTGTTCGACATCACTACGAATGATATCCGATTCTATTTGGCAATGTTCCAAGAAAACCGGGAGTGCTCTATATCTTACATGGACACGATACGACGGTATCTATCCAGCTTCTTCGCATGGTGCAGTGACGAGGGAATCATTCCTCGTAATCCTATGCGCCGGATCCGGCACATGAAAGTGCCACAGAAAATTAAGAAGCCGTTTTCAGCTGCAGAGAGGGAGCATCTTAGATGTACAGCCACCAGAGAGCGTGACATAGCTATCATGGAATTTTTGTATAGCACAGCCGGAAGAATTGGAGAAGTCGTAGCATTGAACCGATCAGACATCGACTGGGGCAACCGAGAACTGATTATATACGGTGAAAAGGGAAAGAAAGAGAGAAAAGTATACCTCACAGAGGAATGTGCTTACCATTTGCGAAAGTATTTAGCACAACGGACAGACACAAACCCGGCTTTGTTTGTAGCTTGCCGAAAACCTCACAACCGACTAGGAAAAGAAGCAATACAATCTATGCTATCTCAATTAGGAAAGAAAGCAAGTGTACATGCACACCCACACAAGTTTCGCCGGACATTGCTGACGGATGCCGGGAACAGGGGAATACCATTGCAAGAAATACAATCTTATGCCGGACATAAGAAGCCGGACACGACCATGATGTATGTAACAGTAAATGAAGAAAATGTGAAAGCATCATTCCGTAGATATATAGCTTGATCCCATGAAAATCATATTGATTTTTTAAGCTGGCAGAGATGGTGGCTTTTTTGTCATACAATTTTATATGTATTATGGTGTGAAATAGAAAAAAGAATAGGAGAGTAGTGCTGACAGGCTAAATGGGAATAGACGAATATTCCCTGATCTATTAAACCGGATAAATCTGCGCAAAATCCGTCCAAGTTCCATAAAGTCTTCTATAACGAATTATGTTACCCCCGAGGGCAAAGAGTATTTGAAGTCCATACTCTTCACTACGATACATCTGGATCAAATAATAATCCCCGACATTCTCTCCGTCGCTTACATATATTGGCATCATACATGTCTTATATTTTGTATAAGCTTCAGCAAGATCAGAGACTTTTACAACACCAGATTTAGCCTTGCTATTTAATCTCGATATAATACAGAGTTCCTGAATAAACACCACTAGCTTTTTCACCAAATAAA